TGTTGAAGTAACTGAGATATCACTATCAGTAGTAATTCCATCTAGATTTTTTAATGCATTTTCTAGTTTCTCTCGTTTACTATTAAAGTGCATTTTTACACCGTGATTACTTAATTCATCACTAATTTGTTTGGATGTCATTTCTTCAATTTGCATATCATCTCCTTTAAAAATCTTCCCCACATACGAAGTATGTGGAGAAGATAAGAAAGCTTAAATTAAGATTTCTTAGTCCAAAGAATACCTAGGCGTTCAGGACGTAGAGCCATGAAACCATAGTACCATTTGATTGAATAAAACCCTTTTTCACCGTAAGGGTCATTTACGTCCGCAGTCTCTTTACCTGGCTTCTTGTGAGTAGTAGTGAATTTCAAAGTCTTACCATCAGTTTGGAAACCGATAGTAGTAAATGAACCATCACCAACACAAAGCATTGGGTAAATATCAACACCCGATGCACCACCACCTGTATCAGACAACATTTCAGGAACTACAATAAAACGGAATTGGTCCACTGAACCAATTTCACCATTTAGAATTGTAGTAGCATCAGCGTACTTTTCTACACCAATGAAACCTGAACCTACAGCAGAACTAGTATCAATTCCTTTCATTTTACGAACTAAAGGAATTAAGTCTGGACCAATGTACATAACACGTCCACCCATTACAGTTTTAGTGTCAGTCATACGAGAACCTGAAATTATCTTAGTTGTTCTTGGAGTCTTATTGTTATCCAAGGCAATAGATAAAGTCATTAGGTCATCATAATCAACGGCTGCAGCTACAGTAGCTTTAGTTGTTACTACACCTGGATACTGAACAGTACCGTTTGTAGTAGCTTCGTTGATTAGGTCTTTTTGCAATTGAGCTTCAGTTAGCTCCGTTGCACCTACCATCATTTCTTCAGTTATATGAGATAGTAGCTCAGAATCTGAATCGAAATCCAATGATTCTTGAGTGTACTCAGTGAAGAAACCTTGCTTGATAAGTGAACCAGTTATCTGTGTACGTGTGAAACCGACACGGTTAACTCTTCCACCATTCTCAGTTAATGCAGGTAGACGATCAGCGATTACACCAACATCTTTTGATGAACCGTAAATGTTACCATACATTTGCTTAGTGCTACCGCCAGTACCTGCTGCAGTTACAGCATTAGCTGAAGTAGCATAAAAACCAGCATGAGTTGCAGTTGCTGCTGTATGTCCAGTACCACCTGTTTGTAATACACCTGCAGCATTCCAAGCCATAAACTTAGTACTAGTTTGAATTAAACCATCTGCATCAAGACCTTGATCCGTAGTGTTTAAATCATCTAGTAATGGTTGGTATACATCTTGCTTAATTGTCTTACCATGATGTTTAGGCATAGCCCTTACATCTGCTAAAGGCATAAAGTACTGAATGTCACGTACTTTAATGAGCGCTTTTTTAAAGTAAAAGTCAGTCCGCGCTTGAGGACCGACATTACTGGCACCATTGGCGCCTGTTCCGTATTCTAAAGCCATTTTAAGCTCCTATAAACATTTGAAAGAAAAAGATTACACATCAGCTAATTTCATAAATTCTTCGTCCGTCATGTTAAGATAACTTGTTGGACCAGATTTAGCTTTACTTGTAGTCTTTTTTGTTGCTGCTGCAGCTTTACGCTTTTGTTGTATCTCAGCAGCATCCTTTGCTTTAGTCTTAGGTAAAGATGCTTTAGGAGGTGCTACTTGACCGTTTGGTATTATTGAGCCTTGTTGCTGCAGATGTTCAGCTACTTGTCTGTAAGCTTCTACATCAGGTACATTTAACCTACCTAATGCGCGTTCTGTATCAACAACGGATTGAACTTTATCATATACACCATTAAAAACATGGTCATTGATGATTGAGATAATCTCAGGATTATCTGATATTAAATTTTTACTTTCATTGTCCCACTCTTTTGCTAATATATTTATAGTCTTATCAAAAGATGCAGTACCTCTAATATCGTCAATTGCCTGATTTATCTTAAACTCTTTATCACTAACTCCATAATTATTGGGTTTATAGCCCACCTCTTCTTCAGTATCTATATCTAACGGATCAATACCACTATCCTTTATAAGCTGAGCAATTGCTTTAGGGTCTTTTTTAGAAATGTCGATTAGGTTGTTAAGCTTATTTTGGTCTAACAAACCTTCTTTTTCTAACATGCTTACCATTTTTAAATGAGGACTTAGAGTCTTCATTTTATTATGATAGTCTGCGCCCTTTTGCATTAAGGAGATAGCATCGTCAATATTATTAACTTGCATCATCCTCTTACTAGCTTTAAACGGTGATGTAATCCGTTTGTATGCAGCTTCAAAGTCTACTTCACCAGTTTCTTGAGTTTCCTCTGCTGTTTCTGGTTCTTCAACTTCAGTAGTTGCATCAGTCTCCTCAGACTCTGTAACAAGGTCTTCTTCTAATGTTTCATCTTCCGCTTCAGGAGTATCAATAGGCGGGTCAGTTACTACATCTTCTGTTTCATCTTCTTCAGATTCATCGGTAGTACTTTCAGATGTTTCAGTTTCCTCAGAAGGTTCGACCTCATCAGGAGTTACCTCTACATCTTCGCTTGCTACTTCTTCGGAAGTTTGCTCTTCTTCGGAAGTGTCAATTTGGTCAGTCTCTTGAGCAGCTTCTTGTGCTATTAACGCTTCTTCAAGTTGACTTAAATCTTGTTTTAGGAATTCTTCGTCATCCATTCCTAGGGGACTCTGTACTTCAGCCATTAGCTTAAGTCCTCCTGGAGGATTTCAGTCTTAGCAACTTCATCTTCTCGATAAGCTTGCTCTGCCTGCATACCTCTTGTAAGGACACTATCAAAAAAGTTACTTAAAGCACCAATACCATATATCATATTGTCAATTAACTTTTTTTGATCCTCGCTTAGTGCACTACTCTTAGCCATAACTAAACGTGCTGCTTCTTCTTTAAAATAATAATCAAGTACTACTTTTTTAAATTCTCTGTTTTTAAAAAGTTTTATTGTACTTTCCTTAATATCAATAAAATGCTTTGCATCCTGCATATTATTATCTAATTCTTCTAACTGTTCTTCTATGCTCATCGTGTGTCCTCTTATTGAGATAAAAACAAAGTAGTGCTATTTTTACATATAATATTCTTAATTTACTATATATAATCTCTATTTTCGTGATTATATCACGATTTTTCAAACATTACTCCCCATTTAACATTGGTTCATTAATTATTGCATCCGCAAATTTCTGATCCATAGTGTTTTGTTGATCAGTTTGTTTCAAGTCTTGTTCATGTTGTCTATTAACTCCTGATTCTTGTTCTACAAAGTTTAAGTCATCTAAATCAGACTTACTATTTAAGCTTCTAGACTTAGATAGTTCTGTTTGTGTCTTCGCCTTCTTATATTCAACATCAACGGCATTTTCTTGTGCTTTAGCTGATTCATTAGCAATTTGAGCCTGTAATAATTGCATTTCAAGTTGAGCTCTCTGTTCAGCCATTGGATCAGGTTGAGGTTGATATTCTTTAATTTGTTTAGCTAATTCAGGCATCTTACGTAATCTAGCAATATCCGATAATATTATCTGTGACATACTTGGGTCCATGTTATTACCCATTGTCTGTAACATAAAAGATAGTTCTTCAGCTTTTTCATTATCTGCTTCAGCTGTAGATATATTTAACTTAATATCGTACATACCACCTAAATCTTCACGATTAATAGCAACAAACTCTTCATTTGTTACTCGTATGATTTCTTGGTCAGATAAGAATTCTGAATTCATTGAAATAATCTTACGACCTATTTGATTAATACCATCAGCTAATCTTCTGAGTATTCCTAACTCACGTTTAGAGGCTGCATCTAATGCACTTCTAATACCAGTAGCTGTATTACCTAAAGCTTGTCCACTAATACCACTATTGAATGCTTTAACACCTGTTAATGATTCAGCTTCATTATTTTGTAGATTAAGCATATTAAGAGCACTTTGAGGTATCTCAGGATATGTATCCATGTGAAATGCTTGTCTAGGGTCTACATTAGAATTAAATTTATAATCAGCACCTTGTTCAAACTTACGAGCATTCGTAACATCTAATGCATCTTTACGGATACCCATTTGCCCATTAGCAGACCTACCAATGATATCGATCATACCTCGAGTTACAGCACCAATAATCTTTTGATTATCTTCTAATAATGCACCATCTGGTTGTCCATATATGTTTTTACGCACTGGTAAGTATTGAACTGATACAAACGGTAGTTTTTTATCAGGGAATGGATTTGACTCCATTCTAATCAATACATCTCCTACCCAAGTAGCTATAAAAGGTTCTACTTCACCAGTATCATTAATATCCCAGTAGCCCCAGTATTCATATACTATTATCTTTTTACGAGGGTCATCTTTAAATTTAAAGTTTGTAGCATCTTCAAGATTATGATCAGGTTGTGCTAATGGAGCAGCATTCTCTAATATTATATGGTCTAAGTTCTCATATCTTCCATCCTTCTTAAGTTCAGACATTGATGTTTCAAAACTATATATAACAAAGTTTGCTTTATCTAATTCTCCTAAACAGGTAGGGTCAATGATTATATTGTTATAGTCACATACTTCTAATTCTGGCTGATTTTTAAGAATTTTTGTTTCTTCCTCCATATGTGTACCTATTTGCATAGGCATCATTGGAGTACCAGTTTCCATAGTTAACTGATGTGCTTCTTGCATTTCAGGTGGAGTTTCATTTTGATATGCTTCAGGGTCTTGTTCCATCATTTGATGTAACTGCTGATGCATTTGACCTGATTCAGGTGAAGGTTGAAACTCAAAATCAGGAACTTCAACTTCTACAATCTCATCTTTATAATCCCAACCTACTTTAACTATAACAGTACCTTCATCTACAGCTGTACGGATGTATTCATCAATAAATGCTGTTTTATCAAGTTTACAGTTTACTTGATAGTTAAGTAATAACTGATTTTGAATAGCTGACTCTTTATCTTCAAAAGTCATAGGGGCTGTATTAAATAAATCATCAGTAGATAAGAAAGGCTCACTTAATGAAGCATAACGCCATTCAGCCTGTTTACGAATAAGTTTAGGCACAATCTTAGATCTTCCTTTCTTATTAGCAATTGTTTGTTCACCTTTTAAAGCACTTAACCAAGTATCAACTTCTAATACATGAGATGTATGTGATGCCTGTGCTTCCTGATAATCTTGTTTAAGTTCTAATAAGTCAGGTGGATTCTTCCAATCTACGAGTTTTTTTGGTTCGCTTAAATCTACATCTAAATCATGTTGTTTTTCAGCCATTAGCTACTTCCTTAAGTTGTTGTGCTACATAATACTGCATTATTCGGATATCTTCATATTTTTTAACTTTATGTAGAGTTTTACCTTGATACTCTATTGTTGTATCCATGTACTTATCGAATAAGCCTACAGTATTTGCAAATAAAACACAATATATGTCCCTATCTCTTACTATTTCTGTACAAAAATATTCATATACTTCCATAAAGTATCTTTTATCTTCAACAGTTTCAGCAATAGCTACACTAGTAATAAAGTAACCAGGTAAATTCTTATCATAAAAGTAATACATAAAAGCATTCCCTTTGTGTATTGCTGTACAACGTTGAAACTTAATATCCATTATTTACTCGGTGTAAACCATTTTTTAATTGCATTAATATCTAATTCTTTTTTCTTAGGTCTATAGCCTGGCTTGACCCAACCA